ACTATAAGCTGCCCAACCATTAGGAGCATAATCCACATCCACTTTTTGTAAAACACATTCATTGATTGTCATAATTTTGGCAGTATTACCATTTGTAATGGTGTTTGTTGGATTTGAAGTTGTTAAAAATCCTAAACCTGAATTACTTAAAGCTGAACTAAACACACTAGAAACTGAACCTAGAACATCATTTTTACCTAAAAATTTAAATTTAATTCTAAATAGTTGTGGTGGAGTCAGAAATTGTCCAGCTTTACCACCACCAGCACCAGCAAGACCAGGTAATGAATAATAAGCAAAAGAATCACAAATGTCTTTTGCTGTCTGTGCTTCTTGTGCAGATTTTGGTGTAAATATAAATTCTAGTGTAAACACCCTTAAATCTACACCTTTATATAATAACTGAGTTTGTGGATTAACATATAAACCGGCGGCCTGTTGTAATAAACCACTAATGTCGGTACCCAGTGCGTCACCAACTTTTTTAGCAACAGCTGCTGTACCATACTCTCTAATCAATATTTTTTGAGCTGCATCAATACCACCTTTGTCATATGATTTCATTGTGTCTGAAATTGCAGACCCTAAGAATCCTTTAGGACCTAAAGAATCTGTTAAATGAACTTCACCATAATTTGAGTTATAAGTAACATTCAATGTATCCGGCATGTATAATGAAATTGTAGCCAAAGGATTTTTTGTTTCTCTTTGATAAGATGGTGCTGTAACGGCCGCTAAAGCAGCAGGACCAATTTTTGCACCATAATCCATTAAATTATTTACTGCAATTTTTGGATTCGATACAGCGTTACTGATACTATTATTAACGTTCTCGTATGCTTCCAAACCTTTAGCTTTAGCTTCTTCAAGATTTGAAGGAAATGATGATCTTATTTTAGATACTAAATCATTTGGATCACCAATTACTTTAGTTACAGCATCACCAAATCCAGTTTTATAATCAAATATTTCAAACATAACCGCATGACCCATAGCTGGGTTTGAACCTAAATCCGCAGGATAAAGAAGGTTTTTTGGATTTTGATTTTGAAACAGACTAGATAATGGACCTTGCAGCTGTGCAAAAGGTATATTAAATCCGCCAATATTAGTTGGTATAACTTTTAAACTCATCTTATTCTCTAGGAAAGGTGTATACATAGTATTTATATGGCTTATAGTGGACAATTCAGACCTAAAAACCCACAGAAATATGTGGGTGACGCAAATAATATCATTTACCGCTCTTCGTGGGAGTGTAAAGTGATGAATTGGCTCGACTTAAATGAAGATGTTATCTCTTGGGCATCGGAAGAACTCATCATTCCTTACAAATCTCCCGTAGATCAACGTTTCCATAGATACTTTCCAGACTTCCTAATCAAGGTTAAGACTAAAACCGGTTTAACTAAGACTATGTTACTCGAAGTCAAACCCAAAAGGCAGACTCAGGAACCAGAAAAAAAGAAACGAATCACTAAACAATACATTGCTGAAGTGACAACCTGGGGTGTTAATCAGGCCAAATGGAAGGCAGCCAATGAATATTGTTTGGATCGTGGTTGGGAGTTTCTGTTGATAACCGAAGATCACCTAGGACTCTAACTAAATACTTAAATGGCATTTAAACTATTAGACATCTTCAGAAAAAAATCTAATTCCGACACACAGAAGTCGGCATTGGAATCTATGGATTGGATGAAGAAAAAGATTTCAAATATCAATAGACAACCAGCTGGTAAATTCAAGATTGGTGGTCTATTTTTCTTTTATTATGACCCCAAAGGTAAAGATACCTTACCATATTATGACCGTTTTCCGTTGGTAATACCACTTGAACGGTATAATGATGGTTTTCTAGGTTTGAACCTACATTATTTACCACTCCAGATGAGAGTGGCATTTTTGGATAAATTGATGGATTACGCACTCCAAGGCGATGCCGGTGAAGTTATGAGTATGCGTATCAGCTATGACATTTTAAACGCCTCCAGAGGCCTTAAAGAGTTCAAACCTTGTCTTAAACGATATTTGACTAGTCAAGTACAGTCAAAATTACTTGCCGTTGAACCAAACGAGTGGCAAATAGCAGCATCTTTGCCAGTTCAGAAGTTTACCGGTGCTTCTTCCGCTTATGTGTGGCAAGAATCAATAGAAAAAATACAAGGATAACAAATGGCTGGTAATATCAATGAATTTAAAGCAAGTTTTACAACCGACTTAGCACGACCGGCAAAATTTGATGTTAATATTCCTATTCCATTAGCCTTAGCGTCATATATCACCACAGGCAGAAACCTGTCTATGAGATGTGAGTCTGTTGATATGCCAGGACGAACATTTACAACAACAGATAGAAAAATGGGTTCTGCACCAGTTGAAAAAATGCCATATCAAACAACTTACGGTGAAAGTACTTTTACTTTTATTGTTTCTGATAATATGAATGAAAAGATATTTTTTGATGCTTGGATGGATTTAATTAATCCTACAACCGATTATAATTTTCAATATAAAACAAATTATGCAGTAGACATTTCAATCAACCAATACGATGTTACTAATAATTTAACATATACAGCTGTATTGAAAGATGCTTACCCATTAATGATTAATCAAATGGACATGGAATGGGGTTCAGATGGTTATCACAAATTAGCAGTACAGTTCACATATAGACAATGGAATAATAATACTGTGTCGGCGCTTAGTCAGTCTTTCAAGAACGCAGCACTCAATGGTTTACTTAATAATATTACAGGCACTTAATTGATTTGAAAAAGGAGTTTTAACATGGCTTTACCAAAAATTGACACTCCAGTTTACGAACTGGATTTACCACTTTCTAAGAAACATATTCGATTTAGACCATTCTTAGTTAAAGAACAGAAGAATCTAATGATGGCAATGGAAGCGGATGACAAAGAAACCATTGAAAGAAATATTAAACAAGTACTAACCAACTGTACTTTAGTTGAAAACTTTAACGTAGATAAACTACCTGTCATTGATGTTGAATACTATTTTTTAAATTTGAGAGCTCGTTCTATTGGTGAAATTGTCGAAAACAAATATACTTGTACTAATGAAGTAGAAGGTACACAATGTGGTAACAAGATGACGGCAAAGTTTAATTTATTAGATGTTCAGGTTGAATTTGATCCTGAAGCAACTGATGAAATTAAAATTACTGATAAGATTACTATTAAATTAAAATATCCAGAGTTTTCATTGGTTGAAAAATTAAGTAAAAAGAATTCAGAAGTTGATGTAGCATTTGAAATTGTAGCCGATAGTATCGAATACATCTATGATGGTGAACAATACTATCATGCAAATGAAACACCTAAAGAAGAATTAATGCAGTTTATAGAATCTTTAAACCAAGAACAGTTTTCAAAATTAGAGAACTTCTTTAATCATCTTCCAAAAATGAACAAAAAAGTGGAAATGAAGTGTAGTAAATGTAATTTTGACCATACGTTTCGTATGGAAGGTTTAGAAAGTTTTTTCGAGTAATATTTTGTCATGACAACCTGAGGAATTATTATAAAACTAATTTCTCTTTGATGCAACACCATAAGTATTCTCTCACGGAACTTGAAAATATGATTCCGTGGGAAAGAGATATTTACATTACTATGTTGGTTCAGTATATTGATGAGGAAAACGAAAGAATAAAACAACAACAAGCTTCAATAAAGCGATAAATGGCCAAAAAATCAAAAAGTTTTTTAGAGGAATTGCAAGAGCGTACAAGAGAAGAAAACTCTCGTGTTATGGATGATGCTACCTTCAATGATTTATTCAATGCGGGTGATTATGACTTGATAATGATGGATTTGGGTAATAATTTAACGCCTGCTCAGTTGGCTAAAATGAAAGCTCAAGGTAAGAAAGAATCTGAAGAAAAACTTCAAAAAATGGCTTTTGAATTGGCGTCATCTCCTGGTTACCAAGAAATGATGTTAACTCCTATAATGTCTAAATTGATTGGTGATACCTTTAAACAAAATCCATCGAGAAATTCTCCTGAACAAAAAGAACAAGTTGGCAACAATCAACCTCAAGAAATTAAATCCCAAAAAGAAAGTTCAGAAGAACCAACTTCCGTTAAAGAAGATACTAAACATACTTCAATTGGTCCAAGTACTTCACAAGATTTGCGTGTAAATGATTCTGAATCTGATATACTTGCAAAAATGTTTAATTTCATGAAACAAGATTATGAATTCAGAAGTAGTATGGAAAAAGATAAAGAGAAATATAGAAAAGAAAAAAGTGATAGAAAAGATGCTGAGATTGATGAACTGATAGAAGTACTTACTGGTAAAAAACCATCAAAAACTAAAAAAAATGGATTAGCACCTAAAAAGTCTGGTCTATTAAAGTATGCTGCATTAGGTGTAGCTGGTGCAGGCGCATTTATGTTATCGAAATCTGCTTTAGCTAATGTTGATTGGAAGGCAATGTTGCCAGATTTTGATTTTTCTAAAACAAAAACCGATGGTGGAGGTACTGGCACCATGGGTGGTGAAGGTACTGGTGCCATGGGTGGTGCGGCCGCAGGTGATTGGAAAAATGATACTGAATTTTTAAATAATGTAAACAAATATGCTAAAGAAAAAGGAATAAAAGCTTCTGATTTGCTATCAGTAATGGCCGCAGAAAGTAGAATAGACCCAACATCAGTTAATAAAGTAAGTGGTGCAACTGGTTTAATTCAATTTATGCCAGATACAGTTAGAGGATTAGGCACTTCGACAGAAGAATTACGCAAAATGTCTAGGTCACAACAATTTGAATTTGTCAAAAAACATTTAGACCAAGCTGGTTTAAAAAGTGGTTCATCCGGTGGAGAAATTTACGCAAAAGTATTTTTACCTGGAAGAAAAGGAGAAGTTTTAACAAAACAGGGTGAAAATTACTACGAAGCAAATAAAGGCCTTGATGTTGATAAATCTGGTGATATCTCCGTAACGGATTTGGAAAAAGTATCACAATTAAATAAGAAAAGATTTAACATAGAAGATATGGCACCCTCACAAACAGCAACTCAAAGTGAACCAGAAAATAAAGATACTCAAATACCACAAAAAATAAAGGTATCACCTAAAAAGCCAACACAAGTTAGTGTTATAGGTAATAGTACCAATATAGTAAACGGAGCAACTAATTATAATGTTGCTGGAACGACAAACAATAATAATGCATCCCTTGTAGATAAACAATATTATAATTACGGTTAAAAATGGACTATAAAAAAGCCTCACAAATAAGAAAAAAAGGTCTCTTATCATTAATTGCTGAGAAGAAGTTTGAACAAGGCCAAGGCCTTGGTTCTTCTATTGGTGGAGCCATTTCTGATAAATTTAAAGCTAAAGCCACAGGAATGAAAGAAAGTTTAGATCCATTAAAATGGGTTAGTTCACTTACAGGTAAAGGAACTTTTGGTAAGGTAGCTACTACAATTGCAGGTCGTGCATTTGGTAGAAGTGAAGATACTATTGAATACTTTGGTGGTTATGGTCGTAAGAGAAAATCTAAGAATAAAAGAGATGCTTCACATTCTACTATTGGACCTGGATCAGCCACATCACTAAAAGTTGGAGATTCCGAATCTAATATTTTGGCAAAAATGTATAATTTCATGGAAAAAACCCATGAGGTCCAAAAGAAAACTTATGAAATAGAATTGGCTTTCCGTGAAGAAGAAAAAGCTGAAGATGAACGCAGACATAAAAAATTAATAGATTCTATTCTTGGTAGAAAAACTTCAAACGAACCCACCAAAGAAAAAGAAAAAGAAGATACTTCATGGATTGAAAAATTTATAGATTCAATTAAAATGGCCTTAGGATTTTTAATTTCTCCTATAATAAAATGGGCTGAAAAATTTAATCTTAAAAATTTAATTAAAGTAGTTTCATCTGTAATATTTTCAGCATTAACCGCACCAACACAAATATTAAAAATGGTTGCTTCAACATTATTTGGACTTTTAACCACTCCAATTAAAGCTTTAATTTTAGCGGTAGCAGGTGCACTTATTACAACCGCCAGTTACGAAAATTGGAGAAGTGAAGGTAGTAAAGCAAGAGAATCTAAAAATCAATCAGAAGCATTAAAAAAAGGACCATCAGTTAAAAAAGGAGAAATGACTGATGGTTTGGAGAGAAGCATTGAAAATGAATATAAGCAAGATTATTTAGATGGTAAATTAGGATATTACAACGGCGTTATAATTCCCAATACCGGAGGAAAAAAAGCTGATTTTCTTCTAACAGATGAGGAAAAAAATTCATTACAAAGTCTTTTTTCGGACCTTTCACAAAATCAAGCACTCTTAGACAAATACAATAAAAATGAATTGGGTGTAGATCCAAAAAGCTTTCCTATTGATAAATTAAAACAAAGTATAGCCGATCAAATATTATATATTTCCAAAATTCAACAAAAAGGCCTCTCTAGACTTAATTTCCAAAACAATAAAGAAGGAATGATTGACAAATTTGCATATTCAAACAGAAAAGCCATGGATGATTTGAATAATAATGTACTAATGTTTGGTAAAGAAGATGCAAAAGATGAAATTAATAAAAGTTTTTTGGAAAAAGAAAGAGATAGTTTTATTGAAAAAATTGTAAATTCGATACCGGATATTTCTTTTCCAAAATTAGATTTAAATGATTTTAAAATACCTAATATTTTACCGGATGATTTTCCTGTAATTGACGGTGAATGGAATAATGCGGATAAAGTTGTTTCATTCAACAGTACTAATAATATCGGTGGATCGAAACCACAAACATTTAATACTGCATCGGTGAAAGTACGAAATGATGATATTCGCAGATATAATGTTAATAACGCACAAGTAGTTTAACCAATAAAAAACCCACCTTTCGGTGGGTTTCTCACATCTCATAACAAAATTAATCTTCTTCAGCTAACTTACTGAAGTAACTCAAATCATCCTCATCGGATGTATCATCTTTAAATGGTGAATCTTCTGCTTGTTTCTTAGGTGCAGCAAACTCTTTTGCCTTAACTTGTTCTACGGTTGTGCGTGGTGCTTCACCATTCAAACCGAGTACCTTGTCAAGACGACCTTTCAAAGCATCATATGATTTAAACTCTTTGTCACCAGTCAACTCTGAGAGTGAGAAAGAATCTTTCCAAATTTGTTCCAACTTAGCATCATCTTCAGACAATGCAGATGGTGAATCAAATTCAGACTTGTCATAGTTCTGATAACCTTCTACCTTACGAATCTTCAACTTGAAGTTAGCACCTTTCCACATATCAAATGGATTGATTGCTTGTTCATCTTCAAACTGTGGGTTCATAGCTTCAGAAATCTTATCAAAGATTTTCTTACCAAACTTAAACAACTTAATCTTACCTTCGTTTTCTAGATGCTTAGGATCAGAAACGATATAAACGTTGGCGATGTAATTCAATTTACGCTTTTGTTTACGGACTACATCTTTGTTGGCTTCAATGCCT